CCAAACCCAGTTAAATCAAACCTAAAATGTTGTGCGTTCATTTGAGAAATTACACTAGCAAGTTTTTCAAACACCCATCTTGTCTCGGCGGTATTAGTAAGCCATGAGACTTGTGAACGTCTAAGGTTTGAGTTTACAACGCCACCATTGCCACCGCCCACTTGCGCGTTTTGCTCGGCGCGCTTTGCTTTGTCTTGCAACCAATTTAACTCTTGCTCAGAGAATGCGCCGTCCCACCAAACCCAAGGTTCTATTGGCAACGCGTAAGGGGTTAAAAAGTGCTGCACATCCGCTCCCTATGTGAAACGATAAAGTGCACAGACTTTGTTTCTGCCTGTGAATTGTTCTGTGTCAATTGATGTTGTATCCAAGAGTTTGCCATCAAAATAGTGCCGGGCTTGACGCTGTTGAAATGTACATAAGAAGATGCGTTTACAAGTTCTGGGCCTTGTACATAATCTAACTCAACCATCTGTTTATTCATACGCGGCTCGTGATACACGGGATACGCACCGCCTTCAGGCGTTTCTAAAAAGAACCACCCACAAATCTGACTGTTCTTGTGTACATGTATGTTTGTACCGCCATTACACTTAACATCTTGACCCCACAGACCGGACACATACAACTCGTATTTGTCCATGTCATAACCCTGTTCACGCAAGATTGTGTCCGACGCCAACACCAAATAGTCCACCAGAAATTTTAAATCTGGGTCGTTTGCCATGTGCGCTGTCTGATCTACCACCTCAGTAGAAGTGGCTTGATCGTAATACTTTTGAACAACCTGACGAGTGTACCCAACCCAATCAGGGTGTTCTTCACGGTAAACGCTACTGGGGAAGTAGTCGTACCTGTCCATCAGGCATTAACGTATGTAACAAGTACGTTAGCAAAAGCAGTAATGTCAGCCGCAGCTACATCACGGGAATCAACAGATTTGCTACGTGCGTTTTCAATCAACACTTCTTTGGCTAAACGCACAGCTTCTAATTTTGTTTGTTTAGCTTGTAGCAAAGCTTGTTGACTTGCACGCTCAGTTTCTATTGCCAACTGATTTGTTTGGCGTCTAGCTTCTAAAGTAGTCTCACGTTCCACTGAGACTGCGCTAATCGCATTTTGGTATTCAAGTTCCGCTTGCTGTTCAATAGTTAAAGCCATTTTATGCTCCTAGTTAAGTTGTCATGTTCTTCATGGCAATATTGCCATAATATGTCGTCCCGCCATCAGGCGTGAAGAAGACCCATATATCAATCGCATTTGCGGTTGTTGTTCGTGAAAGTGATGCTGCGCCACCGGGAAACTTAAATGTACCACCAGCCCAAGCCACAGTTCTACTTGGCGTAGCATCATTTGACAAGATTAGTGTAAACGAAGATCCACCTGTCGCCACCGGATACCGTAAAGTAAATGTGCAGTTACCTGTAAGCGTTGCAGTAAACACACCACCACTTGTGACGTCTATGTTAATAGCGGTTCCGGTGTTGCCCAAAGCAGTAACGGTGTCGGCGTAGCCAATGGCTTTAATGTAATTGCCGGTTGTTACAGCAGGGGATATAGCTAGCAAGTTTGTAGAAGAAGGGGCAGCGCCTGCGCCCCCACCAACCACCACATTATTTGCGGCTAAGGCAGCAGATGAGGCCAAAGTACCTGTAGCCGTATAAGCTAAAACGCCACCAGAAGTACCGGAAGCCAAGCCTGTACCACCGCGAACTACTGGCAATATTGATGTAAAGCCAGTAACGTCTGAATCCCAAGAAGCGGCAGTTGTCCCAGAAGTCAGAATACAGGTAAACGTAAAAGTTGTGCTGGGTGTTATCGTTGCAACTAAGTTACCGCCAGACGAGTTAATTGTTAAATCGCCTGTTGAGTTGTTATGGATTGAAAACGCTGCGCCAAGAATCAAAGTTGCTGCTACTGGAAGCACGACTGTCTGGGTCGAGGTGCCGGTAAAGAACTGATTTTGGGTACTAGCGGCAGTTAATGTTGTTGTGCCTGCGGCTGTAGCAGTAGTTGTATAACCACCAAGAATCAAGTCAGAAGTTACTTTGATGTAGTCCGTACCGTTGTAGTACACAAAAGCGGATTCACCTGCGGCAATCGTAACAGGCGTAGCTTGGCCGGAACGCAGAAAAGAAACAGCGCCGCCAGTGGCCGCGTTGTCCACCAAATACAGTTTGCTGTAGCTTGGGCCGGTAATACTTTTTGTAGTCGTCAGCGTACCTGTAACGCGAATCACCATGTATTGCGCTGTCGTAGTAGTAAATCCGTTACCTGATGCGCTACCTGTGGTATTAGCCAAAGTAATAGCGCCATCACCGTTGAAAGTCAGCGTACCTGCAACGGCAATATCAACATAGTCAGAAATACCGTAATTGACTGAATCACCCCACGTACCAGAGAGCGTTCCCTGTGTGGGGGTTAGTAAACCCAAAAGAGTCGTAGTTGCTGCCATTTAAATACTCCTGTCTGTGTGTAGCACTTGGCTACACTGTATTGATATTCTGCCAGTTTGCGTCTTCGGTGTCATCAATTAACGACCAATAAAACACACCAAAGTTGCCAACGTTACCCATAGCTTGACTGCCTGTGATAGCAATCAACCTTGCCCCAATCGACATTGTGCCAACGGCACCTTCCGCAGACACGCCTGTGAGGTCTAGTGCCTTAACGGGAACTTCATCTCCAATAAGCCCTGAAGCGCTGACACCTGTCAACGCAACCGAAACATCTAACCCAACACTACCAACAGAGCCAATAGCTTCAACGCTGGTTACTTGGAAATTAAATTCTACCGTACCAACTGCGCCAGAAGCGGTAACTCCTGTAAGCGCTACAGCTACGTTAGATCCCGGAGTACCAACAGCGCCCGTAGCTTCGTTGCCGTTGATGTTAGCGCCGTACGTAAACCCAACAGTATTAACTTCGCCAGTAGCTGAAACACCTGACAGGGCTACAGAAACAGTTGGGGTAGCTGTACCAACCGAGCCTGTTGCAGTAACACCGTCTTCATCCTCTGCTGAGCCAACAGCCACGGAACCAACAGAACCAACCGCCCCAACACCCTCAAGACCAGATTCACGCCCGGGTATTGAAACTTCTCCGGGCACCGCAATAGCAGATACCCCAGTAAGAGCAATCTGCCGTTCAGCAACTGTGACTGACCCAACCTCCCCGGTAGCCGCTACTCCCGTAATAGGTACAGGGAAATCAACAAATGAACCAACTGAGTCAACGGCCCCAGAAGCCGAAACACCCGATAAAGCTACAGTAACACTAGCACCCGCTGTACCAACATCGCCAGACGCGGCAACGCCGGAGATCTCAGATTGCAGACCTCCCCAGCTATTGTCGCCCCACGCCCCTGCGCCCCATGCGGTTGTCATGTCCTGCCCTCCTGTTTAGGAGGATCAGGTTGTTGCCAAACGGATCAGCGCAGTGGTTGTTGTATTGGCAGGCATAGTCAAAGTGAACGTACCGGCAGTCACAGTCTGATCGCCAAAGGTATGCACGCTTACTGCTTTATTACTTTGCGTTGAGTTATAAATCAACACAGCATTAAAAGCCGCTGAGTTAATCGTCACGTTTGTATAAGTAATACTGGCTGAGGGTGTAACAAACGCAACGCCCGCTGTTGCGGAACTATTAGTCGCTGTTGGGGGCGTGCCAAATGTAACTGTTACGCCGCCAGCTACATAGTTTGTACCTGTAACTTCATTAGTAGATGAGTATACGGTTGTAGACGCATTCACTGTAGCGGTAGATAAATACAGCGCTCCTTTGAAAGTATCTGTTGCGCCGGTTGCACGAACTGGGGCAGTGCCAAAGTTATGGGTTGCGGTCATCAACTCGCCCATAAAGCTTGTTGTCATTGCTTGGGTATTTGCCATGATTGGCTCCTTAGTTAAAAGATGCGGCTTCTACCGCAGAACTTACATTTTTCTTAAGAGCTACATGCACAGAACGATGCACGAGCTCGCCGTCTAACCAGTACTCCACCCATGTGGTTGTTTCGTTGTCATTATCCAATGAACCTTCACGCTTTTCAAGCAATGAATCGTCCATGTCGCCTTTGGTTGTTGTAACAATCAATTTGAACTCCTAATTAATGAAGTGGTTGGGCCATTGACTGGCATGGTAATGGTGAACGTAGTTGTAGAAGTTTTGTCTGAACCAAAGTCCAGCACCGCAACTGACTTGTTACCTTGGGTCTCGTTGTAAATCAACGCGCATCTTGCGGTGATCGCGCCTGTCCATGAGATGTTTGGAAAGCCCACATAGGCTGTGTATCCAGAAGACGACACCGTGATGGGTGTTAGTTGTGCCCCGCCAGCGGAATAAGTGCCTGTAGCAGCCACTTCATTAGTCGTGCTGTAAATAGTCGTGTCTTCGTTTAAGTCAGCAGAAGCCGTATATAGGGCAATCTTGATAACGTCAGTCGTCAAGTCATGTATGCCTTGATAAAGCTCTGCTTTAAACGATGTGGTCTGTGTCTGGATAATCGACATATTAAGTCACCTTCTGACGGAACTGCCCAGAACGATAAGCGTCCTGACGCTCCATACCATCACCCAAACGTTTAGCCAGTGCAAGCGCTTCCATGAACTTCTGGTTGTACAGCGCCATCATATCTTGCTCACCCTTCATGTAGGTATAAGCCTCAACCAGCGAACCGTACAACAGCACGGAATCAAAGTTATCACCCAGCCACGTACGGCCATCCGCCGCAACCGTAATTGACTCGGGATAGAAGTAATAGTGCAGTTCAGTTCTGTAGTTTTGGTCAGGGGTGGGGCCAAGAATAAAAGTTAATTCGTCTGTAATAGTGCTACCAGACACATTAGGGCCAAACAAACCATAATACCTTGGCACACCTGTGTCGTTTGGTGTTGGATACGCCTGACGAATAAAATTAACATCTTTGTTTAGCAAGTACTCGTATGTGCCGGTGTTTACATCGCCGCCAGTGACGTCTGTAATAACTGCCAAGGAATACACTGCTAAAAAATCATCGGGGCACTGCAAATACTTATTGTTAACCGCCATCGACCCCTGCACGTTCTTGCGAATAGACGGGAACTGAACCGAGTTGTAAATACGCTGCTCAGCCTGCGTAACGAACACAGGGATATTAGCCACGAAATCTGCTTCCGTGTTCTCCGTGTACGCCTGAATAGCAGCGCTGAGTGCGGCGTAATTCATGCCATTGGGCCTCTAGACATAACACCTTTGGTAGCGCATCCAGTGCCGCGCATCCTGATACCAGACGTCTTAGTAGGCTCGTTACCAGCAGATTTGCTGATATTTCCAACGCTTACATCAAAGTTGTCAAGCTTGCTGCGGTTTGGGGGTGTGCCGGGGTTCTCAGAAATACCTACAGGCTTACCACTCATTGTGTGGGGCTTGGCGTATGCCGAAGCAGGTAGATTGTTAATTTTGGCCATGATATTAACCTGTAGTTTGGTTTTTAGCGCGAGACAAGTTACGTCCCAAACGCATACGGTCATCAGTTGTGGGGCCACCAGCCTTGAGCTTCGTAGGCTTCTTGCCGGGGTGCATGTTTTTCTCGTGCTTGCCGACAGCAGACTTAATCATCTTCTTGTCTTGGGCTAAATCTTTCTTGTCCATACTAGACTCCTATGTAACGGTTACTGTAACTGTACCAACAAA